GGGGCCAAAGCAGACCGATGAGCCGCCGAGCGTAAACTTTCCTAAACTCTGTAAACTCCCATGACAACCGCCGCTAAATATGTTGCCCTCAACATCGGTCACCACCTCATTAAATGGGCAGTTTCACGCATTCGAGCTAAGGCCATGACACCGGAACAATTCGCTCTCCAGCATTCTCCGAACGCCAAGCCGAATGCCCCGGTGCTGCGGACCATTGCCGTGGGCATCCGGGACATCATGCACGAAAAGCCCGAGAACCTACCCGAGACGCTGCGATGACTCAGACCGATTACGTCAACCACAGCGGTCTGACCAAGGGCCGGGTCTCCCAGCTTGTGAAGGCCGGAATGCCGTTGACCTCGCCCGAAGCCGCGGACTCTTGGCGGGGAATGGGTGCTCAGAAGCGCCCGGGGATCATCCCGAAATCTGCTTCGGGATCATCCGTTGAACCGGGACCGTACCGACCGCCCGAGGCCCAGGCACCCACCGACCCATCGTTGATCTCCGCGGACACACCAGCGGGCTCCTACGAACGGCAAAAAGGCATCGAGAAAGCTGCCTACGCCTTGTCAGTACGGGCGCTTAAGGCAGGGCAACCGGACGCCGGCCGACTGGTTCAGATCCACAACAGCGCCGCCCGAAACCTGACCGCAGCCCGGGACGAGGTGCTAACGTTAGCCGAAAGGGAACGAACGCTCGTCTCCGGTGACTGGGTCCGAAAGGTCATGCAGGAACACGACGGAGCGGTCGCCACATTGCTGCGATCAATGCCCAAACAACTCGCCGGCCGGATCGCGCCGCACGACCCCGAGCACGCAGAGAAGGAACTGGACCGCTGGGTTCAGGAAGTCGCCCTAGCCACATTGCAGCAAACCGACCCATGGAAATGAAGACCAAGCCAACCATCGAAAACGTCTCAATCGAGAAACTCAAAGCCTACGACCGCAACGCCCGGACCCATTCGTTTGAACAGGTCGCACAGATCGCCGCTTCAATGGTCGAGTTTGGATTCACCAACCCGGTGTTGATCGACAAACATGGGACCATTGTGGCCGGGCACGGTCGCGTGGAAGCCGCCCGGTCGCTTGGATTGGAGGACGTGCCTTGCATTCGATTGGAACACCTTACCGAGGATCAAGTCCGGGCTTATTGCTTAGCTGACAACAAGTTGGCACTCAATGCGGGTTGGAACATGGACGCCCTAGCCGGGGAATTAAAAGGCCTCGACGCGGTCGGTTTCGATCTAAGCTTGACCGGATTCAACCCGGAGGAACTCGCCGAAATTATAGGCGACACCGTCGAAGACACCGACCCGCAGCAAGCCGCCCCAGAAGTCGAGTTCTCCGAGGAATTGCTCCACGCTCACAACTACGTTGTCTTGTACTTTGACAACCCGTTGGATTGGCAAGTTGCCCAAGAAAAGTTTGCACTCAAGGAAGTCAAAGACCTCATCCCGAGAAAAGGTCAACCCACCGGCATCGGCCGGGTCATCCGCGGGTCCGAATGGCTCAACCGCATCGCATGAAAGACCCCACCGTGTCCGTCATCATCCCGTCATTCCGTCGGGCGCATCCAGACAGACTGCCGGGGCGGGATTATTTTAAGTCCGCCCGATATTGCGTCCCGGAATCACAGGCCGCGGATTACGCGGCCGTGGTCGGTGTGGATCGGGTTTTAACCCTGCCCGACGCATCCGATGGGAACATTGCCCGAAAACGGAATTGGATCCTGCGGAATGTCCCGCGGCCGTTGGTCATGATCGACGACGACGTCAGCGGGCTGTGCCACACGGAGGGCGTTTACAACCGGAGCAAGTGGACCGGAAAGAGCAACCAGAAGATCATGCTGGCGCCGGAGCAAGCCGACGACCTTATCATTCGTGGATTCAACCTCGCCCAGCAGTTTGGATGCGTTTTGTGGGGTCTCAATCTCAACGAGGACGGGCGAATCTACAAACAGTTCAAGCCGTTCTCGCTATCCGCCCCGGTGTTGGGGCCGTTCACCGGGCACTTGTCGCACCGATACCTCAACGACGAAAGGATGGGGTCGAAGGACGACTACGACTTTGCGCTGCAAGTTTTGAACAAAGAGAGAAAGATTCTCCGTCTCAATAAATACGCGTACGTCTGCGAACACGGAGACAATGCAGGCGGGATCGTGTCGAGCCGGACCATCGAGTCCGAAACCAAGTTTTGCCGAGCCATTGAAAGAAAGTGGGGGCGGCACGTCATCCAATACTCGCTGCAACCAAAACGCATGGCCGACTTGCTCAATGCCCGAGTTGTGGTCCCGATTGGAAACGTCTAATGCTCACCGACTTACAACGAGACCTTTTGGAGTTCCGCCGGGGCTTGTACCGCCCGACACCGCGGCAAACCGTGGTCCAATGGGCCGAGGCCAATCTCAAACTGACCGCGAGGCAAACCGAACACCCGGGACCGTACTCGACCAGCGTTCGACCCTACGTCAGGGAGCCGCTTGAATGTTGGAAGGACTCCGGGGTCGTTGAAATGACGCTGTGCTGGGGATCTCAGACCAGCAAAACGACGACCCTGATGGCTGGCCTCGCGTGGTTGATCGACAACGAGCCAAGCCCAGCGCTCTGGTTGATGCCCACCGAAGGCCTTGCCCGGTCGTTTTCCAAAAGTCGATGGATGCCGATGCTCGAAGACTGCCCGGCCATGGTCGCGCATTTCCCAAGCGACAAAGACAAGTTGACCCACCTAGAACAGCATTTTGACCGCTCGACGCTGACTTTTGTGGGATCAAACTCACCAGCCAACCTTGCTTCACGACCCGTCCGGGTGTTGGTAGCCGACGAGGTTGACAAGTTCGCCCAAGCCTCGGACCGAGAAGCTGACGCGCTTGACCTAGCCGAGCAAAGACTCAAGGCGTTCTCATCCTCCAAACTGTTCTTGACCTCGACCCCGACAACCACCGAGGGCCGAATCTGGCAGCGGTTCCTTCGAGGCGACCAGCGCCGGTATTACCTGCCCTGCCCGAATTGCAAGGCCCTCATCCGGCTGGAGTGGAAGCAGGTCAAGTGGGACGAGAGCGCCAAACTGGAAGACGGCAAATGGGACTTCGGCCGGGTCCGTGGATCCGCCCGCTACGAGTGTCAACTTTGCAAGGGGGCCATCACCGACTCCCAAAAGGTAGCCAGCCTTCGACACGGTCAATGGATCCCAGAAAACAAGGGATCGTTGCCCGGGGTCCGATCTTACCATCTGTCGAGCCTGTACAGCCCGGATCGCAAATGCACATGGGGTCACCTAGCCGTGCAGTTTTTGGAGGCCCAGGAATCCTTGATCGGGCTTCAGGGCTTTATTAACGGCAACTTAAGCGAGCCATGGGAAAACCAAGCCGCGCCCCGACAGCGAGAGGAATTGATCGTCGCCGGCACCGAAGGCGTGGCCGAAAAGGCGATTAAGTTCCTGACCGTCGACTGTCAGGCTTCCAGCCCGCACTTCTGGTTTGTGGTCAGGGCATGGAACGAGGACGGGTCATCCCGAGCCATCGACGCGGGGCCGCTGGACACTTGGCACGACGTGCGTGAAAAGCAGTCCCATCACGGGATTCAGGACGTCCACGTCATCATCGACTCAGGCTACGATGCTCCCAGCGTTTACTCAGAATGCCTCCGGTGGGGACGATTCTTCCCGAGGACCGGCCGGGTGCCTCTGTGGGTCGGATGGATGCCCGCCAAGGGAATGCCGCGCAAAGGTTGGCGCAACCCAAAGACCGGGGTGGAAGATCCGTTTTTTCTACGAGGCATTGACCCTCGGGTCGGTGACAACGCTGGCCGGCAGGGACGTCTTGAACTTAAGCTGCTGGAGTTTGGGACCGACGTGACCAAGGACATTCTCGAACGCCTCCGCAAGGGAAAGACGGCCACCCGGTGGGAGGTCGCCGATAACGTAGCCTCGCCGGAATATTGGAGGCACCTTGACTGCGAGCAAAAGGTCGCCCGCCTTTCCAGCGCCACCGGCCGAACAACGTGGACGTGGCTTTCCCGATCTTCAAAATGGCCGAATCATTTGGCCGACTGCGAAGTCATGCAAGTTGCCGGTGCAATTTTCCACAACCGCCTCCGCATGACCAACTCCGATGCAAACTGACCTCCTCACGACGAAGGAAATCGCCGCCATGCTCAAGCGGGCTCCGTCCTACGTCTACGCGATGAAGGCCCGAGGCTTCCCAATGCCGGGGGGCCGGGCGCGACTCACAGAGGCGTTGGCGTGGCTGACAAAACATCCGCAACCGCGGGCCGAACGCCTGCACGGGCGGAAATGAGCGAGCGCGGAGCAACGCCCCCATAGCATCAAGGACCGATTCTTGCGGACCTTCAATCGTGGCAGTTTCCTCCGCATTTGCTCGTGGGTTGTTGCGGTCCGTCTATTCGACGGTAACCAGCGGCTCCACGCTCCTGGACAAGCTCACCGCGCTCAATAGTGATGCGGTTGCTGCTGTCCAATCAGGAAAAGTCCTTCAGCAGACCACCGGAAATGGGCGGTCGGTGACGTTTCAGGTCAACGCAAGTGAAGGCGTGACGCCTACCGAAATGGCCGAGGCCTACTCCCAACTCCTCGACCACTATGACGAGGCGGTCGGGGCCGGAAACCTCACCGATGCGGCTCGCTATGCGTTTATGATGCTGCGGCTCAAGCCCGTCCGATCCTATCGCAACGACTTTTCAAATCTGATCCGATGAAATTATTTGAACGCCTAGCCGCTGCGACTCGGTTTGTGGTTTCGCCCAAAGCCCGATATGAAGGCGCAAGGCAATCAAGCCATCGTTCCACGCTCCACGGTTCGGTTCAGGCCGCTTCCTTCGACATTGATCCCTACAGCCGTTACGAGTTGGTTCGTCGGTCTCGGTACTTCGAGCGCAACAATGCGTTCGTGAACCGCATCGCTGACCTTTTTGAGCAGTACACCGTAGGGCAGGGACTCGCGTTTTTCCCCTCATCGTCAGACACCGCATGGAATGCCACCGCGCTAAATTACTGGCGAGACTGGCAACGTTTTGCCGATTTATCCTCCCGGCTGTCGTTTGGATCGCTTCAGGGCATCATCGCCCGGGCGCTTTTCGTCGATGGTGAAATTTTCATTATCCTCACCCGAGGCGAATCTGGAAACCCTCGCATCCAGTTGGTCGAATCCCACCGGGTGAAGAGCCCGCCCGCTTTGCAGGGTCGGACAATCATTGACGGCGTTGAGGTGGACGAACGAGGCCGGCCGGTAGCCTACCACATCACCAACGACGACGGAAAACGTCAGGACATTTTCCAGCGAGTCGAAGCTGAGTTCGTTGTCCATGTTTTCGAGCCGGGACGCCCGGGTCAGTATCGCGGACTCCCGGCGCTTTACCCGGTCATGAACGACCTTCACGATCTAGACGACCTCCAGATCTTTGAGATGCAAGCCGCCAAGGCTGCTTCCAAGGTCCAAAACGTCATTAAGACCAAAGAAGGCGAGGTCACCGACGACGACATCATCCGCGGAACAATCCTCGGATCCGACGGGGTCGAGCGGGCCGATTACTACAAGGACGTCTTCGGCGGGGAGATCGCCGTTCTCAAACACGGGGACGAGTTCAACCAGTTTCAGGTCGAGCGCCCGTCTGCGGCGACCTCGGGATATTGGGATTACCTGACGGCCAAGGTCTGCGCCGGGATCGGAGTGCCCAAAGAAATCGTTCTGCCTACCTCGATGCAAGGAACGTCCATTAGATCGGTGCTGGACATCGCCAATGCGTTCTTCCGGTCTCGTTCTTTTGTGATCGCCGACCATTTGCGCCGGGTTTACGAGTACGTCATCGAAACCGGGATCAAAACGGACCCATCAATGCGTCCAGCCCCGGCCGATTTTTATCGCTCCACCTTTCGCGCTCCGAGGTCGATTAACGTGGACGTAGGCCGCAACTCCGCCGCCGCCGTTGCCGAGTTTAAAACCGGAATGCGCACGCTTCAAAGCATCTACGCTGAGACCGGGGAAGACTGGCGCGAACAGTTGCGGCAAAAAGCGGCCGAAATCGCGTATGCGCAGGAACTTGCGACCGAGTTCAATATTCAACGGGCCGAAATTATGACCCTTGACCCGAACGAACTCGCTTCCATCAACGCAACCGGACAAACACAACAGCCATGATTGAACCGATTACGCGGGCTTATCGAGTGAGGCGAGGCGATACTTGGGAGGGTGAAACCTTCCGGGTCATTTCCGCAACCGGGGCGTCCTACTGGAATGCGGTTGTCGTCAGAGCGCAAATCAGGGTAAGCCACGAATCTGCCGCGGTTGTCCATGAGTTTTCTTTGTCTCCGGTAGTTACAACCGAGGGCGTCAACGGGGTTTTGACTTTTGCTCTGACCATGACCAAGACGCAAGCCGCTGCATTGACCCCGGGTAATTACGTTGGGGACATCGAAATTGAATCAGACGGGCTTCGGAAATCGACCATTTGCGCTTTTCAATTCTCGATTTTTGCCGACGTAACGAGGTAAAAATATGGCCGAAATTACCATTGAGGTCATCCAGCCTACACCCGTCAACATCACCATTGAGACGGCTCCCGGAGCGGCAGGGACGTCGGTTGCGTGGGACAATGTCACCGGCAAACCGCTCACGTTTGCGCCTTCGGTTCACACGCATCCCATTTCCGAGGTCAACGGACTCCAAACCGCGTTGGATGGCAAGGCAGCTTTGATTCACACCCACGCGATTGGAGACTTGAGTGGAGTGTCCATAACCAGCCCCGCAAACGACCAAGTTCTCGCTTTTGAGTCATCCACTGGACTCTGGAAAAACAAGACAGCTTCCGGTGGAGGTGGCGGAATTACCAACGGCCAATCCATCGTCAACGCACTCATTTTCGGCTGACCCATGAAGCAATTCACCATTCCATCCTACACGTTCACCCCTGGAGCCTCGGGCGTCGGCACCGTCAACCTGTCCGGCATTTCAGGCTTCAACGTCAAATATCTGGTTGCCGTTATCAACCAGACCCGGGGCGTGGTGATCTACAGCACCGGAGACACCTCGACCCGATACACGAATCTGGCCGGAACCACGTTGACGTTGAACGTCGACACCTCGACCCACAACAGCGGTGACGTGCTGCAGGTCATCTACGAGTCGCAGGACGCGCTGATAGTGTCTTCGGCGGCAATGACAAGCCTCGACGCCAAAACACCCGCACTAT